AATAAAGTCCCGGCAGCGGAAGGGAGTCCGCCGCCGGAGGGAATAGGCTAGGAGTAACGGTGTGGATTAAAAGAGTTGGGGTAACAGGCGTCTAACGTGCTTGAGATACATCGTCATTGAATGCAGGGATTTCACCTTGAACTGGTCTTTTACGTCGCATCCCATGTGGGTAATTTTTCCACCCAGGACATCCACCGGGCTGTAAACGTTATACCAGTTTTCAACAGCCGGGCGGGATTTATCCGGTACTTTCAGAAACCGTTTGACCAGGACTTTCAAGGCCGGAGAACCTAACGGACAGCCCATTGTGATCAACGTGGGCTTTTTCCCGGCTCCAGGGAAGTTTTTAATCGTTTCATACGCCACAATACTGCCCAGGCTGAATCCAATAACGATGGCCTTGGGATGGGTTTCTAACGTACTTTCCAGCCGGTTCATGATCTTTTTACGGATACCCGGCACCACAAAATACATCAGAATATCGTCGATATAATCCTGAACGTAGTTGGCGGCAAAACCCGCCACTGGCGTTGCGTAATACGAGGCAACAACACGGGCGGCAACCACCAGGGTTTTGTTGATCCAGTTGTCTTCCATCAGGTCTTCGTAATTGAATTCGATCAGGGCGCTCTTAGGCACACCTAAAATTTGATCGGCTTTCATGTCAACCGACCATCCAGGATTGTGGTTACCAATCCCGTGAATCAAGATTATTTTCATCGTGAACCCCCTATTCGTATCGCAGCAAGGCCGTCCACGTCCGGGGGCCGACAATGCCGTCATCCATCAAGTTGTTGTGTTGCTGGAAAGACATCACGGCCCGCTTGGTTTGAGGGCCGAAAACGCCATCTACATCAATCTTTGAAAAGCGGTTGAGCTTGGCTTGCAGGGTTTTGACCAGGGGGCCTTTGGCTCCCTCTTGAAGCACGGAATACACCAGCGGATGATGAGCGGCTGCACGTTTAACAGCCTCCGGGGTGTTTTGAATCCGGTTACGATTCCAGTCCGCCACCTCAAAACAAGGACACTCCCGCCCTGGGGTCACATCCCGGTGGCCGACTACTCTGGCTTCTGGAAACTGTTCTTCGAGTTCATTCACCAGTTTTTCAAGCGAGACCCATTGGGCGTTTGTGAAATTTTCCTCGGCGGTTTTTCCGTCTTTCGCAAGACCGCCAATCAGACAAACGCCAACACTGCGCTCGTTTACGCCGTAGGCATGGGCGCCCACTTCGGAGACTTCCCGGCCATGTTCAATACTGCCGTCACGCCGAATGACAAAGTGATAGCCGATTCGGAACCACCCCTTGGCGCGGTGCCAGCGGTCGATTTCCTTGGCACCGATGTCCATTGCGGCAGGCGTTGCCGAACAGTGAATGACAATAAAGTCGGTGCGTTGTCGTTGCATATCAAATTCCTTTCAAAGCAAAAAGGCGGCTTTACGCCGCCTCTCATTACTTGCAGTGCCTCTCAAAAATCTGAGTCGTCCGGTTCGTCATCCTCTTCCGGGATGGCGGTGGTGTCGTAACCGTCTTCTAAACCGAAACCAAACTGGCTAGCCGTGGGGCCGGTGTACTCTACCAAATCCGTAATCTGAACAGCCTTCAAACGGAGCTTCACCCCTGCCCCCACCAAGTCCGTAAAGTAGGGCACAATCTCGGCGCATATTTTCATCTTGGTGCCGGTGCCGATTCGGACATCCTGGGAAACCATTTGTCCCTTGGCGTCAAAAATAGCCAGCTTGATAAAAAATGGTTCCGAGCCATTGCGGGGTTTAATTTTGGCCTTGGACTTGAAGTTAAACTGAACGAGATCAGTTTCGTCCCCCGCCTCGTTGATGATGGTGGAGTAAGGCGGCTTGGCCGGATGAATCTTGTCCACCTTGGCGGGGTTCTCTGCAATGGCTTTTTCCATTGAAGCTTTCAATGCTTCGTCAATGGTTTCGATCAGTGCCTGGGCTTCCACCTTGGACAGAATCAGCGTCACCCGGTATTCCCCGTCCGGGTCAAACCGGGTGTTGGGCCGAAGCAGAAAAGGGTAACGGGCCACACCCACCGGCGTCGTTATCTGAGGGTGCTTGGGTCTGGATTTGTTTTGAGGATTGTTTGACATGGTGATTACCTAATCTGTAAATCCCACAGGCAGGGAACGGAGATCGGTTGTATTTGGGGTTGGAGTTGGGGTTCTGTGCCGATGAGTTGTTCCAGAGGCAACAGCACCTTGTCAGGCAGTTCGAGCCAATTTTTGATTACGGGTGATTTCATATTGGGCCTCCGTTTCTGGTTTTGCTTTCTCTATAGGGCAACCTATTTACAAAGCTCCGCCTTCCGCCTCCGCTCATTTTCTTTTTCTGAAATAGAATCAGAATATGATATTGTTAGGCGAAGAAAAACACACTTTGCTTCACCAACGCCAAATCCAGGGTGCCTTTGGGTGGGATGGGCGGTAGCTTGGCTGCGTTCTTTTCAGACAACATATCCAGCAGTTCCGTTCGGAAGTTGGACAATACGTCCTCCTGATACATCTGGAAAAAGACCTCCCGGATACAGCAGGCCGATACTTCCGTATCAGCGGCCAGCGTTCCGTAACTGTCATGTACCAGTGAAAACGAGTCCAGTCCGAATTCTCCGGCCAGATTGACATAGAGGTGCAGGGCCGCCGCATCCATCGAGTGGACAAAGTTGGGACTGATCCCATTGCCCTGACGCCTCTTATCAATGGTTTCGATATGTTCCTGAATACTGAGGAAGACTTTACGAATAAGGTTTCCGGCCAGCTTGGTTTTAATCCGGCGGGTACGGACATCCCGGTAGGCTTGCTGCACCGGGAAGCCGGAAGGGGTCATCCAGTTTACCGGCAAGCCTTCTTTGGCTGCCAGAGAAGCGGCTTTTCTGAGCCAGTCCATGACGTTCCGGGCGGCAACAACCACTTCGCCGATACTGTCCCAGACAATCCCGGCCAGGAAGTCGGATGCTTCAAAAATACGATCCCGATCTCCAAGTTGGAACGGATTGTCCCGGTCTTTAAGCAGTTGGCGCAATTCGTCTTCTATATATTGCCGACACGCATGACGGGTGCCGCCATACGGCAAGATCATGACCGGACGCTTGGTAATGGTTCGGGTAATGCCCAGCGATAGCCATGCTTCGGCCAAGTCACGCTTGTCGTTGTCAGGCGTCATGAACGTTGCCAGCTTTTTAGTGGTGACATCCGCCACACGCTGGTAAATATCCTGGGGTTGTTCGGACGGAATCAGGTTGACGGCAAGGCCACCGATTTCATCCCGGAGCATGGCTGAAAAGTGCTGCAAGCCGTTACAGCTACCATCCAGAGCCACCGGCAGGTGAGACACAAACTCGTTGCCTTCGCGTAAATACCCGGCCCACTCAAAACAAAAGGCCAGGAACTGCCAGGGCTTATCGGCCTGTGTCCAGTCGATATGCTCAAAGGGGTTTTCAGCAACGGCCTGAATCGTCGCGTTCATATCCTGAATGAACTGAACCCGCTCCTCCAGGCTTACCTTGTCATAGCCGTAAACGTTGGCTCCATGAATGGCCAGCCACTTCGCCGCCGTTTCGTTGCCGATGGGTTTGCCTTCGGCAAAGGTTAAAAGGGCTTTCGCTACATCCGGCCCTTGCGGGTTCAGGAAGTGAGGGACGGCATAGACCCGGCCCCGGAAGTCCAAGCAGTGGGGAAAATAGATGCGTGGTTGCTCCCGGAATTTATTGGCCAGGTAGATCACTTTACTAACCAGCAACCGCTTGGATCGGTTAATGACGTTGGCGTCATAGATACTGGCGGCTTCCCGTTTCCAATCCTTGAAAACGTCCTGTTGTTCCCGTGTCATATCCTTAGGTTTGAGTTCAGACGGGAAAGGACAGGCACGGGGTTTTCGATCATCTCTCGATGGCAGGTCTCCGATCTCAAGATTCGCCTCCCATACTCTTTCCAATACCTGCAAGACAGGTTGGTTAATTTGCCATGCCGTTTTTTGAATCCGGTTGATGGCCTGATAAACTAGTGGCATTTCCATGTTTCGGAGTTCGTCTAAATAGGCGCTGTTATAGGTTTTAACCAGTTGCAAGCGCCCTGCCATTGCCTCGGTATAACCGCCGTCAAAGGGTATCGTCCAGTCCCTGGGTTCCACCACCATCGGAAAATGAATCGGGGCCAGGAGTTCACATCGGGTATTTTCAATATCCAGCCATTCCAGTGTTTTGGGCGTGGCCACCACGTAATAAGCAAACTTGTTTTTGCTCTTTCGGTTTTCAATGATTTCAACAAGACGGGTAGCTTGGATAAACAAATCAATGAGCGTCTTGCCCAATTGCACCTTGTCGGAAGTTGTCCAGGGTTCCCATGTCACACCGGCCTTGTTCATGGAATGAACCAAAACTGTCCGCTTGTACTCATAGGACGATTTCACTTTGACCCGGTTATAGACGGCGTTATAATAGTCCGTCTTTTCGCCGTCATAGGATCGGAAGCGGGCTTCGTCCTCAATCAGTTGCCCGATATGGAACGCGGCATGGGTGAGGGTTTGCCGACGGGTCACGCTGTTGAGAAGAGACTTGGCCGTCAGGAACGCGACTACTTCCGGTTCCAGCAGGTTCATGCGTTGGTAGGCAATCGGCTTGGGGCCTCTATTGGTGCTGACTGTTTGATAGTAGGCTTCGATGGCTTCCACCATTGGATCGATGGCTCCCTTGAGCAAATGCAGTCCGGCCCTGGTGGAAGTTTCCAGTTGGTTTTCCGATGCCTTGGCAACCTGGTTTCGATAGCGAGTGACTGTCATGCCCAGCATCTCGTTTTCCAGGATGCGTTGTTGTTCATCTTTGGTGTGCGCGTATTGTGCTTTCATGATGTTGCTCCCTTCTGGTTTTGTGACCGTTACCGGGGCAAGCCGTTTTCGTGCCCAATAGCGCAACCTATTTGCAACGTTCCGCCTGTTGGCTGCACTTTTTCAAAACCTGAAACAACATCAGAAAATGATATTATTGGAGCAAAAAAACGGGCAAACCCGGTCAGAGAGTGGCTTTTAGCCAAAAACCTCTCTAATGGGGTTTTACCCGTCTTTACAGCGTTTTAAACGTTTTTATGGGCTGAAAGTGTCTATTCTAGTGATTTTCAGCCATTTTTGAGTGATTTTACCCGTAAAATGTCCATCAGCCTCTCTTTGAGCATCTTCCCCTTGTGCGTGAGAAAGGCGTTCTTGAAAATCCGGCTTTGCGAATCTTCCTGGGTGTACAGCACCTCATACCCCTTGTGTTTCTCTTTCCCGTCATACCGTTCACTGGCCAGTGCATTCACTTTGCGGGAGGTTTGCAGGGCGTTCCAGTTCATCCGCTCCCCTAGCTCTGTCAGGGGATATTCTTCCTTGGTACAGACCAGCAGGTACAGGATGGCTTGCTCTATGGAGGTTTTCGGAGACAACTCACTTGAAAGTTCTTCCAGGCATTTGATGAGCTTTTGGATCTCCGGTTCGGACATGGCAAGTCTCCATCTCTGTGTCAGAAAATGATACTACATCAGATATTATATACCCCGAATCCCGGAATAATAAACAGGCTTGTGAGGTATTTTTAGCCCTTGCGAGAGGACTTGGATGCCTCTTTTTCGTTAAAAATACGGATTAACTTTTGCTTCAGTTCAATCCCCTTTGGAGTGAGGTAGGCGATTTTCCGTACCCGGTTTTCTGGATCTTCATCCGTATCTACAAGGCCGAATCCCTCGTCATATCGATCCAGCTTATAAAAAGCTTTACTCAAAGCCGCAATTTGTCGGTGGACAATTAGTGTCGTAAGCGAAAGACGCTTGGCAATTTCTGTTAAAGGCACCCGCTCGTGATAGCAGACACACAGAAAAACGTTTGCCATTTCCAGGGTCATCTTGGGATAGATGGCACGTAAAGCATCTAATGCTTTCATCTGGCGTCCTATTTCCGGTTCAAACATAAGGTGCTCTCATCTGACTTGGATATACTATTTCAATTTTGAAACATTATACCAGTAAAAGACATTAGACTGAAAGAACATTCCCTCAATCCAGGGAGTCTCTAAACTCCCTGGGAGAGGGAGTCGGGTTTTAATACTCCTCCGGCAATAACACCACGGTCTGATTTCTGGGGTCATAGTCTCCGGGGCTTTCATTGATAGCCCAGAATTTCAGGCTATCTTTGAGATCGGTATAGTCGAGGGCTTGCCGGATCAAGACCTCCTCCCCTTCCGTTAAGGCGTCCCTAATCTCCTGCTTGATGGTAAACAAGGCGGTTTTATCCGGGTTGACTTCCACAGTGACGATCAGGAAGTAGTCAAGCCCTCTACGCTTGGCTAGGGTTGGCACATAAGACGCGATAGTATCCAGCACCCAATAGCATTTGTTTTGTTCGCAGTGGTTCATAACGCCACAAGTGGCTACCCACTTTTGGGCAAAGGGGCTGAAACGATAATGGGTATCGGGTTCATAGGTGATAGGCATGGCGGTTACTCCTCCAGTTTATACATTTGGATGATTGTCTTAACAGCGAGTTCAAGCGGCATAGTCTGAAATTCACCGATCAGTTTTGGAGCGTCCCAAGGATCAAATAAATCATCTGTAGTCAGGTGAAATCGTTTTTCCAATTCATAATCAATGTCTTGAATGGTACAGTTCATTTTTTATTCGTCCTCTTGTTGTCAGGCTGTCTCATCAGTAGCGGTAGCCTATCCCCGCTAGACCCGCATAAGGCGGGTTTCGACTAGAGAGACATGCACCGTTCAGACAATGCCTTTTCAAGTACCCTGTCTGCTTTGTACTGGGCTTGGAACCAGTCATAAAACATATCCAAGCCAAGCACTTTCTTAGGAAGGGTTATGGCTTCAAGCCCGGTGGCCTCCCTTGCCAGTTGCAAGCCGTCTAGCCATTCGTCCGGGTGGCCGTCACTGCTTACACCAGCATCCGGGCAAAAATGCTCTAGGATACAAAGGCAAGCCACAACGGCAATGTCATAAGGTTTTCTGGCGGTCTTACAGAAATTGAAATTCAGGTTCAGGGCCAGAAAGAAATCCTCATGCCCGTCTTCCTCGATCCCATTGAACGAGAGGGAATCGCTTGATCGCTTTTTAGGAATCTCCAGAATGTCTTTTTGTTGTTTCAAAACAAGGCGCATGCTTTTAATGGCTTGTTTGAATTTCTTTTCGTTCAGGTTTTCACTTTTCCAGTAATGCGTATAACCCATAGTTTGTTACTCCTCATAGGCTTATTGACACTGGAGGGTTTCCCCTCCCTTCAATCCCCAAGGCATGGGAACTGAAGGGAGGGGATGGCTTACGCCACCTCCTCCAATGGTTGCGGTTGCTTGATGTTATCCGCTCCCTTGAGAATGAACTGATGGGCTTTGCTTGCTTCGGTAGCGGCTTTGAAGATCGCTTTCTTGTCGTTTTTCAAAACCCGCAACCATGAGGCAATGTAGGAATCATGTTGAACGTTGCCTTCAAGACCCAGATCGGCAAACAGGAAAGCCGATCCCATTTCTGCTATGAGTTCCTCAAAGGCATAGGATTCATCCCCAAAGCGTCCCTTGAAATCACGCTCAAGCCGGGAATTGTGTCCCGTCCAGTGGGTCATTTCATGAAACAGGGTGCAATAATAATCTCCACTGGTTTTGAAACGTTCCTTCCTTGGCATGCTGATAAAATCAAAAGCCGGAACGTAACATGCGCGGACTCCCCTGTATTCAAACCGTAGATCCACGTTGTTAGCCTGAACAATGCTTTCAATCCGCTGGATGTCTTCCCATGCTTGCTCAGGGGTTTTAATATCTGGCTTTTGGATCTCGATCCCTTCGCATTGTTCAACGTTGAACACGTTAAACCACTTCAAAAACGGGATGCGTTTTACGTTGTTTGGATCGCCATCCTTGGGATCGGCAACATCGGTAAAGTTCCAATAAACAACCGTGGTGGCCTTTTCGCCTTTTTTAACGCTTCCTCCCATTTCTGAAGCCTGTTTGTAGGTTAGCCATCCGTTGGAACTGTATCCCTTTTCCTCTTTTGTCATCCAAAGGATCGGAACGTTGATCCCGCTATAGCACCGGTTCATTTTGGCGTTATGGGGCAAGCCTGCATGGCCACCGTACCGGCCTTGATCCCAAGGGCACTTCCAAGGGCTTACGCCCTTTTCAAGGGAGGTCACGATCTTGTCTGTGATCTCTTGATAGAGATCGCGTTTTGGTTTGTTTGTCATGGCGTTACTCCTGTTCTTTCGCTTAACTGTTTCAAATTTGAAATAATAAGGGCAAAAAAATACAAGTTTACTTATTTCAAATTTGAAATCATTATGACGCCAGAAAAATATTTTTGTCAACCCTCATGAAAAATATTTTTGATTCAACAACGAGTTTTTTTAAGCGAACAGGAAGCACCGCCACATAATGGGCCAATGCAAAATAACCATGTGTCTTTATGCCATGCCGTTATTAAAAACGGTGAGGCACGGGTTTGTCCTCGGTATTCAAGATAGATTGTGCCTACAAATGGGATATGAAGATAAATGTCTTTTATCATCAGATCGTTACTCCCTAAAACACCTGCTATCATTTGTTACCCTGTTTATTAGTGTTATTCCACTTTATTACTATTCTTAAACGTCTATAACCCTGTAGGGACAAGGTTTATAGCCGTATCGATCAAACAATAGATAAGGCAAAAGAAAGTAAATAAAAAATCATGATGATAACGGCTTGATGATCGGTAAGTGAGGAAAAAATGAGGAATGGCTAGTTTTTCAATAAGTTTATAGACCTTGTAAGCCATTGATATGAAAGGGTTTTAGGCTTTTGACCTCTTGCCTAACTAGTAAGCGGTCTATCGATCTGGCAGTATTCATGGGGGCTATGGGGGGAGCGGTCGCCTTTCACCCTACGATATACCTTTTCACAAATCTCTGTTGATTCTTTTCTCGTTTTCGTCCGGTGTTGTTGGGTAAAGGCTTTTCCGCCTTTCGCTTTTTGCCGCTGTGCGGCTTTCTGCTTTAGTTCATCAACATGCACTTGAAAAGCTATCTTACTTCTAAATTAACTCTTTATTCATGATCTTTCGGGCTTTCCTACAGTGCAACCTATTTCAATTCCGATTTAGGTTGCACTGTAGGAGGACGAACGATGCAAGAAAACAATTTTCCACATATTCCCAAGCCGCTCCTGGATGAACTGAACCAACGTTACCCGGAGATTTGCGCGGAAATCGAATGGTCTGATCGTGAGATTTGGGTTAAATCCGGTGAACGTCGAGTGATTCGTTTTCTCAATGAGATGTTCAGGCGGCAGAATGAAAATATTCTGGAAAGTCCCATCGGCCCGATTGTCCGGGATGGTGGACAATCCTTAAGTTTGTGAGGTCAACCTGATGTGCAGTTCAAAACCCAAGGTTCCTAAAATCAAGCCGGTGGCACCACCAGAATTACCGCCACCGCCTCCACCTCCCGAACCCACACCGGAAGCACCGGTTTTGAACGATGATGGCCGGAAGCGGAAAGATCAGAAAAAAGCAAAACGATCCGGTACAAGAACCTTACGGATTGATCTCGCCATTCCTGGCCCTGGTACGGGAATCAACATCCCCAGTTAGGGCGCTATGAAAACTGAATCCGTTGGGTCTGCTGAAACCCGTTACCGCGAGCTTGAGCCAAAACGGAGCGTCTACCTGGAACGGGCACGGGAAGTCTCCAAGCTGACGATTCCAAGCTTATTGCCTCCTTGTGGACAGACCGATACAATGCGTCTGGAAACACCCTTTCAAGGGGTTGGTGCCCGTGGTGTCAACAATTTAGCATCAAAATTATTACTAGCTTTATTGCCGCCCAATAGTCCATTCTTCCGGTTGAAGATTGACGACTTCACGCTGGCCCAGCTTCAGAACGCTGATCCGGCCATGAAGACAGAAATGGAATCCGGTCTGTCTCGCATTGAACAAGCCGTGATGACCGAGATCGAGACTTCTTCAGATCGGGTGGCTGTGTTTGAAATCCTCAAACACCTGCTGGTCGCTGGCAATGTCCTGATGGACATGTCACGCCAGGAAGGCATGCGGGTCTTCCATCTGGATCGCTACGTTATCCAGCGTGACCCGATGGGCAATGTTTTAGAAATCGTCATTCATGAAACGCTGGCTCCCATTGCTTTGCCGGAGCATATCCAGAAAGTGGTCACCGCCCGGATGGATAGTTCGGAAAAGACGGTCAATCTCTATACATGGATTAAGCGAACGGACAAGCAATGGACAATTACTCAGGAAGTCAAAGGCATTGTCATCCCGGAATCCAAGGGAAGCTATCCACTGGATCGGTGTCCCTTCATTGCCCTGCGGGGGAATCGGATTGACGGCGAAGACTATGGCCGGGGTTATGTCGAAGAGTACCTCGGTGACTTGAAATCCCTGGAAGGACTCTCCCGCGCCATTGTGGAAGGCTCTGCGGCTGCGGCCAAAGTGTTGTTTCTTATCAAACCCAATGGCACCACCCGCGCCAAAACATTGGCGGAATCACCTAACGGAGCCATTCGGGAAGGGAACGCCGATGATGTCACCGTGCTGCAACTGCAAAAGTTTAATGACTTTCGGGTGGCGTATGAACAGATGGGGCGGATTGAGGAGCGGCTGAGTTTCGCTTTTCTCTTGAATTCGTCCATTCAACGAAATGCCGAACGGGTGACGGCAGAAGAAGTCCGCTTTATGGCCCGTGAACTCGAAGATGCCTTGGGCGGCTTGTATTCGATTCTGGCCCAGGAATTCCAGTTGCCTTACGTGCGCCGGAAGATTCACCAAATGGAAAAGAACAAGAAGCTTCCTGCTTTGCCCAAGGATTCCATCAAGCCGATGATCATTACCGGCCTGGAAGCGTTAGGCCGGGGGCATGACCTGAACAAGCTGGAAGTCTTCATTAGCGGGTTAGCTTCAACGCTTGGCCCGGAAATCCTGGCGCAGTACATGAACCTAGATGACTACATTGCCCGCCGTGCCACTGCGATTGGCATTGATACCAAGGGTTTGATCAAAACCAAAGAAGAAATCGAGGCAGCCCAGCAAGCGGCTCAACAGCAAGCCATGATCAGCCAGTTTGGGCCGGAAGTGCTCAGGCAGGCGGGTGGCCTTATGCAGACAGGAATCCAGAAAGGAGCATCCAATGTCGCTCAACAACCCCAAAAACAGTAACCCGGTCACAATTACGGAAAGAACCATCACCGAGGAAGACGCAGCGGTACTGGAGCCTGAAAACGTCCAGTCCATTCAGAAAACGGTTGTTGCGGAAGCAAACGCCGTTCTGGCATCCAACCGGAAACGGGAACCCGTCGTGACCCTGATGCCTGACGGCACCCAGCGTATTGATTTTTAAGCCCAGCTTTTAATACAGGAGAACCAATCGACATGGAACGCATTGAAATCAAGAGCAACCCCACCGGGCCGGATGCGCCGGTTGAAGTGATCCCGGACATTGAAACGGCAACGGCGGAAAGCACGACAAAGCCCACTGAAGCCCAAACGGAAGAACGTCCAACCTGGCTGCCGGAAAAATTCGAGACCCCGGAAGACCTGGCCAAAGCTTACGGCGAACTGGAAAAACAGTTTACCCAGAAGGCGCAAACCAAAGTCGATAAACCGCAAGAAACCAAGCCGGATGCAACCAAGGCCGAGCCTTCCGATACAGACGCGGTGAATAAGATTGTCGAAAACGCCGGGTTAAACATGACCGATTTGTCGGCAGAGTATGAACAGTCCGGCCAACTGAGTGAAGACAGTTACGAGAAATTGGAACAAGCGGGAATTAACCGTGAGTATGTCGATGGCTATATCCGGGGACAAGAAGCCCTGGCGCTGCAATACCAAGGCGAAGTCTTTGAGGTTGCTGGTGGTCAGCAAGGCTATACCGAGATGATCCAATGGGCAGCCAAGAACCTGACCCTCAACGAGATCAATGCGTTCAACAACAGCGTCAACAGTGGCAACCTGGATCAAGCCAAATTAAGTGTCCAGGGCCTCATGGCCAAGTATGTGGCATCCGAAGGCAATGAACCCCGTTTGGTCAAAGGAGCCGCCACGGGCGATGCTACGACGGTCTTCCGCTCTACTGCGGAACTGACAACCGCCATGAAAGACCCCAGATACAAAAGCGATCCAGCTTACCGTCAGGATGTCATCGAGAAGCTGGGTCGGTCGAGCATTTTTTAGAGTCAGCTTGATATTTCAATTCATCAAAAAACTTGCTAGACAGTTCTAAAATGGTATTCCAGTCAGCTAGAAGTTGGCCATGAAAAACGACAGGAGAAGGGTTTTCTTCGTATGAATATGTCATAACAGGCACAAATCTACCCAAGTTATCCTGCTCCATAGATAATTGGTCAATTTTTTCAAACTCTGTATCTTGCTTTGAAAGAAGCTCACTTAATTCTTCGATAGATAGGTCATCTCTATTTTCTTGACTTGTCATCACATGTACATTTAGCAAAATTTCCATTTTCTGATCTTCAAGCTCACAATGTTTCTCTGTATCTTCAGTAGTCATAAAGGCAGGAACAACATACAAAGGAATCCTGTGAGCCAAGGCATGTCTAAAGTTTTTTAAATACTCCAACCAAGCCTGAAGCCTATCTGAATCAAGGTATTCTCTAAAGTCAGAAGACAGTAGGTCATGAATTTTCTTATTGAAAAAACTAACATTGGTATTATTTTTGTATTCAAAATTGTTCTCTTTGACCCAAACCCAAGCCAAGTTATCGATACATCCGAAAATATTGAAAATAAAACTTTGTAAGTTGATTGCTAAATCGATCAGATTTTCATCAGAAGGCTTATCTGATTTGTCAGGCGGAGAAATTGAATACACATTTTCTATACATCTTTTTAAAGTTCTTATTCTGCGAGAAAAGCCTTGCATGGCGTATTTTTTAGCTTCTGGCTCTTTAAAATGAAAAGACTGAAATGCTAAAAGCAAATCAGCATACTTCACATTTAATCGAGAGTATTCTTCTCCAAGCTTTTTTAAGTCTTCAGGTCTAAAGTACATTCTTATACATTCCGAACAAACTAGCCTTAAGACATTATACTAGCCCCTTTTTGGGGCACCAACCCACCACACCACCCGCCACGAGAAGGCCCTGTGAGTAACTCTCACGGGGCCTTTGTCTTGCTTGGCTCCCTGCGGGGAACAACCGGCGGAGAACAGTGAAAAAGGTGATGTGGCCAATGTTCCCAACCCATAACGGAGAACAACGGCTATGTCCAATGCAACTCCCTCAAGGCTTGGTCAGATTAACCAGGCAGGCGATGAGAACGCCCTATTTCTCAAGGTCTACGCAGGGGAGGTCTTGACCGCCTTTGAAGAGACCAACGTGATGATGGACAAGCACATCGTGCGAACCATCCCTCACGGTAAATCGGCCCAGTTCCCGGCGACCTGGAAAACCGATGCGGCCTACCACACGCCGGGGAACGAGTTGACCGGCTCTCAGAAGGTTGTCCACGCCGAGCGGATCATCAACATTGATGACCTGCTGGCTTCGGATACCTTCATAGCCAACATCGACGAGGCCAAAAACCACTACGATGTGCGGTCGATCTACTCGTCCGAACAAGGCCGCGCACTGGCACGGAAAGCCGACAAGCAGTTGCTGCAAATCGGTATCCTGGCAGCCCGTGCATCCTCAACGGTTACCGGCGGTTTCGGCGGCTCCCGGTTGGTCAACGCTAACTATGATGTCGATGCCGAAACCCTGATCTCCGGGATTTTCGCCGCCGCGCAAGCGATGGATGAAAAGGACATCCCGGAAGAAGACCGTTACTGTTTCCTCAAACCGAAGCATTACTCCCTGCTGGCCCAGAACACTAAATTGTATAACAAGGATTGGGGCGGTATGGGTGTTTATGCGGAAGGGAAGATCCTGAAGGTCTCCAACGTCACGCTGGTCAAGACCAACAACTTCCCGACCACTAACATCGCTTCGGCGGAAACGGGAACCAACAACACCTATCACGGGGATTTCTCCAACTCGATTGCCCTTGTCATGCACAAGTCAGCCATCGGAACAGTGAAGCTCCTCGATCTGGCCGTGGAATCGGCGTATGACATCCGCCGTCAGGGCACCCTGATGGTGGCCAAGTATGCGATTGGCCACGGCATCCTGCGGCCTGAGTGCGCCGTCGAGTTAGCCAAAGCTTAAGGAGGACTGATAGATGACAACTGCCTTGTTATCCAACCAGACCACCAACGGCTCTGGTACAGCGATTGTCCTGAGTGCCAAGGTGGACGGTAATTCGTTCAGCCTTGCCGTTTTTGGGACGTTCGGCGGCGGCACCGTCACCATCGAGGTGTCGCTTGATGGCACCAACTATGTCGTTTTGGATTCGTTCACGGCGGCAGGATTCGGAACCTACACCATATTTGTGGACAACGGTTCCAAGATCCGGGCGACGTTGGCCGGTGCCACCAGCCCGGATATAACCGTGCTGATGAGTGGTGCCTTTATGGGCACGACTCGAATTGATGCCTGATGCTCTCTCATGCTCCCTGAAGGAGGCTGCCGGTCTTTCGGCAGTCTCCTGTTTTTTTTATTCTGACTTCTTAGTAAAAAGGTGTCCAATAACTAGACCAATAAAGGTTCCTACTTCTGCCGAGTAGTGACCATATATTTTTAATACCACCACTGCTGCAATGGCTGAAACCAGAATAAAAGCTCTAATGATGTCCAGTGTGTGATTATGCTCGGTATTTTTTTCCAGAATCTTTAATAAGGCAGAACCAAGAGTTCCTTGTTCTGCCTTGATCTGCATCACTGCTGACAGTAATTCAATAAGATTTGTTTTTTCTTCCGCTGCCTTGTCTGTCGTTTCAATTTGTTCTGCCATAGTTACTCTCCATCATATTTAAAACGCATAGGAAATAATCATACCAAGTCTGGAGGTAGTCATGGGTACAACGCCCCCACTGCTAACAGAACTGGAAGCGGTGAACGTGATGCTCTCAGTCATTGGCGAAGCGCCGGTCAACACCCTGAGCGGTGCGGCCACGGTGGATGTGATTCAGGCCAAGGCGATTCTGAGCCAGGTTTCACGAGAAGTCCAAAGCGTGGGCTGGCATTTCAATATCGAGCGGGATTACCCCCTGGTGCCGAATGTGAATCAGGAAATTATCCTGGCCTCCAACATGGTTCGCGTCGATGCGGATCAATACCCTGAACTGGATGTGGTGCAACGGGGAACCCGGCTCTATAACCGGAAGGATCACACGTTTAAATTTGAAAAGACCGTCAAGGCGGAAATCATCTTTCTCCTGCCGTTTGATGAACTTCCCCAAACGGCCCGGCAGTTCATTGTGATCCGGGCAGCCCGGATTTTTCAGGATCGCATGGTAGGGTCAGAAACCCTGCATGGTTTTACGTCGGATGACGAGAAAACCGCCTTGATGGATCTCAAGGAGGCCGAAGGCGACACGGGCGATTACACCATCTTCGATCATTACGACGCCTATAGACCACTCGACAGGTACTAGAATATGCCGCTTGTCAGTGGATCGATCCCGAACCTGATTAACGGGGTCTCACAACAGCCTGCCCCAATTCGGCTCCCGTCCCAATGCGAAGAGCAGATCAACGGCTATTCCTCGGTGGTGGAAGGACTCAAAAAACGTCCGCCATTGGAATTTGTCGCCAAATTGAATGCCCTCCAGGTGGGGAATGCCTTTATCCATACCATTAACCGGGATACCAACGAGCGGTATGTGGTCATCATCACCGATGAAGACATGAAGGTTTATGATTTGGCTGGCAATGAGAAAACCGTCAACTTCCCGGATGGCACCGCCTATCTCGATTCAGCCACACCCAATATCAACTTTCGGGCGGTCACCATTGCGGATTATACGTTTGTGGTGAGCCTCAGCCAGACGGTCGCCTTTACCAGCAACAAGTCTCCCAAATATGGCAGCGCCGGACTGGTATTTGTGAAACAGGCGAACGCCAGTAGCAACTACAAGGTGTTTGTGGATGGCGTTCAGAAGGCTAGCCATACCAGTTCAACCAGTAATATCCAGACCGACTACATTGCCACGCAATTGGCTTCTCAACTGACAACGAACCTGGGAGCCGGGTGGACAGTAACACGAGTGCAATCCACCATTGAAATCGTCAAGGATGATGGCTCTGATTTCACCCTGGATACCGAGGACAGTAACGCAGGTAACTCCCTGAAGTCCGCAAAGGAAAAGACCCAGCGGTTTACCGATCTCCCCACGGTTGCCCCCAGAGATTTTGCGATTGAGATTACCGGCGATCAGAGTTCCAGCTTTGATAACTACTTTGTGGTCTTTGAACCCAGCGATGCTGGCAGTAACTTTGGAACGGGCGTTTGGCTAGAAACCGTCAAGCCTGACATCAATTGGGAGCTTGATCCGGCCACCATGCCCCATACCCTGATTCGGGAATCGGACGGCAGTTTTACTTTCAAGCAGGCCGATTGGGGCAAACGGATCGTGGGCGATGAAGAGTCCGCCGCTGATCCCTCTTTTGTGGGGACGGTGATCAACGATGTATTCCTGTTCAAAAACCGCCTTGGGTTTCTTTCGGATGAAAGCGTGATTTTCAGCCGAGCCGGGGAGTTCTTTGAGTTCTTCCCGGAAACCGTCACGACTCTGTTAGACAGCGATCCGGTGGATGTGGCGGCTTCCAGTAACAAAGTTTCCATCTTGCGCCATGCCATTCCCTTTGACGAAGACCTGTTGCTTTTCTCCGACCAGACACAATTTATCTTGAAGGGTGGGGATATTCTCTCCTCCAAAACGGTGTCCATCACGCAAAAGACCGTCTTTGAAAACTCGCGGATCGCCAAGCCGGTGGGAGCAGGTAAGAACGTGTTCTTTGCCGTCAATAACGGCAACTTTACCCAGATTCGGGAATACTTTGTTTCAGACCAGAACCAAACCAATGATGCGGCGGATATTACGGCCCATATCCCAAAGTACATCCCCAAGGATGTCAGCAAGCTAGCCATTACCACCAACGAAGACCTGCTTTGCACCATCAGCGAAAATTCGCCCAACGAAATCTTTGCCTACAAATACTATTGGCGAGGAGACGAGAAACTGCAATCAGCTTGGAGCCGCTGGACATTCGGGGAATGCACTGTTCTCAATATTGACTTTATTGAGTCCCTGCTATACATCGTCACCCAGCGAACAGATGGCGTGTATCTGGAAAAAATGAATGTGGCCCCTAAGCAGGTGGATACAAATTCAACGTATCTGACCCACCTGGATCGCCGTCTCCAGGATGACACGTCTGGAGTGTCTGCCTCGTATGATTCCGGTCAAAATGAAACCACTTGGACTTTGCCCTATGACGTGTCTGATGTCATGCAGGTGGTGACACGAGATAGCACAGTTGGCCTGAAAGAAGGCATGGTAATTCCGGTGATTGAACAAAGCGGCAACACCGTGAAGGTCAAAGGACAATACGATAGCGAGGCCGTTTTTATCGGCCAGCAATACGCGCTTCGTTATACTTTTAGTCACCAGTTCTTGCGGGAAAGTGGCCAGAGTGGCAGTCAAACGGCACTCGTTTCAGGACGCCTTCAGATGCGAACCTGGACGTTGGTATTTGAAGATTCCGGTTTCTTCTCGGTCGCCGTGATGCCCAAGTTTCGGGACACCTTCCTCTACAAATTTACCGGAACAATTTTGGGAGCCGGAAATAATACCATTGGCGCAATTCCCCTGGCGGATGGAGAGTTTCGATTCCCGGTGCAATCCAAGAATGATCAGGTGACCATTGAAGTGATCAACGATACGTTTCTCCCCTGCCATCTTTTAAGCGTCGAATGGGAAGCTCTTTATACTCGGAGGAGTCAAAAGGTATAATAAATAAAAAACTCAATGAAACTGTTTATATATCAGGGTTTTAGCTTGGTTTGGACGTATGATTGTTCTAACACATCAGAATAGAGTTTGGCCTGAAGAATTAAGACCAAAACTTATCACCAATGATGAAAAAGAATCTTTTACTGATTGGTGGTTACGAAATGAAGATAAACTCCCCAATCTCAATCGGGAGATTTGTGAACAGTGGCTTTATCGGCATTGGGATGAAACAGAATATGCTTTTTTACCATTAGAGAAATTATTCTGGAAGTTAGAAAGTTGGACTACCAATAAATTCATTTCTGCCGTTGGTATTTGGGATGAGGCCGTGATTTGTGAAAATGGACATAAATACTGCCAAGCAGAATATGATTACGAGATTTTCAATGAATATGACAGACCAAAGTATGAACCTACTTTAACTATGAACAAAACAGGTAGTTGGAATCTTCCTGTATTAGTTTTGTATTCACCCTCAGGTTTTCATACCACAAGAGGCGTAAGAGAAGACATAAAATATTGGCTGATTGAGGGACACAAACGCATACGGTATTTAAATGCGCTTAACTATTATGGCAAGGGTGAAAGCAATCACTCTGTTTATGTCTTGTCATTAAATTCGATCTAGCCATAGTTTTTAATTTTGACACCCTAACTCTACATTCGATGTAGAGTAATACGTTTTGAAAGGATACCCATGCCCTATCTCAAGCCTGCCACGCTGGAAGAGGCCGTGGCTCTCTCCCAGGACTTGAGACCGGAAGACGAAGCGGAAGTGAGGGCCATGAGCGGGCATGAACCGGTGGTTTCCTTGAGCCACGGGGTTCAGTTCTCAGACTTGCCCGTCACCATCATGGATGAAGACGGCTCTATCCTCGGCATGTTTGGTGCTGTCCCAATGGGCAAGAACCCTGCTATCGGCGTGGTGTGGATGTTGTGCTCCCCCAAGATCATGCGGCACCGGCGACAGTTCGCCAAGGAATCCCGCCAATGGATTGAAGCCATGCACCGCCGCTACGATCTGCTTTGGAACGTGGTGGATGAACGAAACACCGTCCATATCCGCTGGCTCCAGTGGTGCGGCTTTACGATTATCAACCGGCATCAGGCATTGGGTGTGGCACAAGTTCCTTTTTTAGAATTCGTGAGGATTAAAACTGACGATGTGTGAACCCGCAACGATCTCCCTGGCGTTAGGTGGGTTAGCGATAGCCACCAGTGCGGCAACGGGAATCGTCTCATACATCGGTCAATCGCAACAAGCTTCGGCCCAGGCATCCTATCAAGCGCAACTCGCTCAGGCCCGAAACCAGGAAATCCTCGACAATGCCCGGCTGGCCCAGGAAAGTTATCTCCAGCAGGCCCAACAACTGAACCTGCGGCAACAGCAGGAAGATGAGAAAGCCTCCCAGAATATCCAGCAAACCCGATTAGATGCCGCCCAGGCGAGAGCCACCACACGGGTTGCTACTGGTGAGGCCGGTGTTTCTGGGTTGTCGGTGGATAATCTGCTTCGGGATTTCTACCGGCAGGAAGACGTATTTAACGAAAGCGTCCGGCGCAACCGGGATTTCTCCCGGCTACAAACCCAGGAAGACATCAAAGGATTGCAAGCCCAGGCTCAGGGCCGGATTGCCTCGGTTCGCCCCTACACGCCTGAACCCGTGGTTCGCCCGAATCTTCTAGGAACGGCGCTCCAGATTGTCGGGGATGTCGCCACCCGTGGTTCGGCCCTGTCCGATCAATACAAACGCTACAAGGACGGCTGGTAGATATGGCCAAGCGAGTTCAGATCACTGGGGAGATTCAGCCCCAGGATTTAACGCCGCAAGCGCGTCCGGTGGATGTGTATTACCATCCGCCGGAAAAAACCGTTGCCCCACCACCCAAAACAAACAGCTTGTTGCAACTGGCGGAATCATTGCAGTCGATTCAACCCGGCCTGGATCGCTACATTGCCAACCGGGACAAACAGGTGACCGCCAAACAGAAAGCCGAAGCGGAAGCACTGGCCGGGCAACTGGCCTTGCAAAACCAGTCGGACTGGAACTCGTCTATTCAAGCATTGCGGAAAAAACTCAACGATCCCAATTTGTTGCCCAATGAAAAAGAACAGGTGGCCAAACAACTGCAATTGTTCCAATCCTCCAACCCCTGGCTTCGGATTTATTACGACAAGGCCCAGCTTTCGCAAAAGGCGCTGGAATTTGATCAGTCCATCCGTACCGAGTGGGCCAACAATCCGGTTCGAGACAGTGATAACCCGGCGGATTTTGATAGCTTCTTTGACGAGCGCCTGAACAAGGCGTATGAAGGGATTCAGGGCAAGTATCATACACGCGCCTTTGGAGAAGACTTCTTTCCCCAGGCCGAGAAAACCCGGCAGGCACTGCTTAACGAGCATATCAACTATCGGCAAAAGCAAGTCATTGAAAATGCCAAGAATGCGTTTAGCAGTCTGGCGACTACCAAACTCAACAGCTTCCGGGAAGCCCTGCAAACCAAGCTGGTGGATCGGGCGCTGGCCATTGGGGACATGGAAGACCTGGACGGCAACCAGAAACTCGAACTCTTCCAGAAAGACCGGGATGCGCTGTATCAACAATGGGCGGATGACTTGTCCAATGAGGCCAAGAAAGCGATCCAGATGACCGGCGGTAACGGCACCGAGATGAATCAGATTCTGGCGGAATCCATTATTGCGGTGGCGTCTGAAAGTAAGAATCCGAAAATTCTCGACTTGGCAAAATACATCACCACACGGGACAAGGCCAAACTGAGTGACATAGCCGATGTGAAAACCAAGTTGAATGACGCTCGTCGGGCCATTAACAGCGAACGCTTTACGGATATTCAAAGAGAAGACGCGCTGGAAGATCGAGACCGGAAAGAATTTTTACGCAAAGCCCAGGTGGAAATTTTCGACACGCTGCATGGTGATCCGTGGAGTGATCTCTCCAAGTACCGGCAGGATTTTAATGACCGGCAGATGGCGGATGAGTTTCTGGAGATTCTGCAAGTCCAGCGCAAGTTGCAGGAGCAAAATCGAAACCCAATCCCCAGGGGACGCACTGGCACAGCGGACGTGGGGAACTATGTATATGGGGGCGGGACGGATATTGGCAAGGTCAATCAAGCCTTTATCAACAACGAGATTACCACCGATGAATACCGACAATACGGCCAGACGGTGAACATCAACCGGGATCGGGAAGCACGGGATTCCGGCTTGTCCTCCTTGAAGAAAGAACTGACGGAAACCGCCGTCAAGAATGCGGTGGATCGCTACAAACTGAATCTCTCCAGCTATGCCACCAACCGGGCCGAACGCACCAAGAGCCGGAACATCCAGGTAGAAACCGAAGTACGCCGCTCCATTGATGCCTGGATTCGGGAACAGGAAAAGCAGAACAAATCCCCGACACGGGATGAACTCAACGATTACATCTGGAGCAAGCTCTTTCCTCGGCTGGATAAACAATTTGGCAGCACCCAGCAAGCCGAAAACCAAGGGACAAGCGCAGCCAGTTCACTCAGCCCGGAACAAGCCAAAACCATGATCACTGAGATCAACCGTTCGACGCTCACACCCCAACGCAAGCAAGAGGCGATACAAGCCATTCAAAAGAGGATTAAGCACTAATGCCGGATCAAAATCAATTCAGCCCAGAGCTTCAAGCGATCCTGAATGAAGAAGGGATTACACAACCGGATGAAAATGCGCTGGCTCCTGAAGTTCAACCCCAGGAGACGACCCCGGTTTCCCAAGAATCAGAAGGGTTTGATTTAGGAAAAGCGGCGCTGGATGTCACCATTGGCGTCCCGGAGGCCATTGGGAAGGGAGCGGTTAATTCGGTCGGGGAAACCATTGAAGGATTATATGGCGCGGCGGATTGGGTGACCAATCGTTTTGGCGGCGATCTCCCTGACAAAGAATACGTCCCGTATGAAGCTGAAACCAACACGGGGAAATTTCTGGAACCCATTGCACGGTTTGTGACTGGCTTTGTCGGGGCGGGAAAATTTCTCAAGATGGCCGGATGGGCCAACAAAGGCAGTAAGCTGTTACAGGTGGCCCGTGCGGCAGTGCAAGGGGGCCTGGCCGATTACTTCTCGTTTGACGCTCATGAACACCGACTGTCAAATTTGATTCAGGAAAACCCGGCGCTCAAAAATCCGGTCAATGAATACCTGGCTGCCAAACCGGATGATTCCGAAGCAGAAGGCCGTTTCAAGAACGTGGTGGAAGGGTTGGGTCTGGGTGTCGCCACCGAAGGATTGTTCAGGGCATTGAAGCAACTCAAGAACATTCGTTTACTGCGAAGCGCCAAGGGCGATGCCGGGGCTGCCGAGGAATTAGCCAAGCACAGTGAGTCCATTGATGCGGAACTGGATAAACTGTTCCCTCGAAAAGTAGAAATGAAGGTCGAAGGGAGAATTGTTCCGAAGCCCACGTTCAACGAAGAGAAGGCGGTGGCGTATGCCAAGGAAGTAAACCGGATTCTGGAAGAGGGTGGTGATCCCACCAAAATTAACATTCAACCGTATATCGACCCGGAATCCTTCCAGAGTGCGGATTCTGTTGAAGCCCTGGTGGATCACATGGTGGACACCTTGCGCGATACGGACAAGGTGGTGAGCCATCCTGAAACCATCGAAGAGGCGGAAAAGCAATTCAGTGAGACAATTTCTAATCTCTCGGATGTCACGGATGTTTCCAAGGGCAGTCTGACCCAGACGTTGTTAAAAGACGCCAAGACTATCCGGGAAGCGGGTATCCGGGGTGTGGTGGTGTCCAACGTGCTGGATGCCTTAGCACGGGAAGCAGAACGTCTGGCTCCCCTGGTAAAGAACCTGGATGACAATGCCATTCAGCAATTGGAACAAGTTCAGGAAGCGGCTTACCGGATCGTTCCCGCCGATAGCCTTGTAGGGACTGAATTAGGCAGAAGCCTGAATGCCCGGAAGATCAGAAGCTCGTTTACCAAGGATGCGGCCAGTATTCTCAAAAATCCCGGCCTGGATGCCCAGGAACTGGCCGATGCCATCCAGAACGCCAAGAACACGTATGCCCGAAGCAAGACACTTCAACTGGCACTGGACACCATTACCAGAGTCCGGGTGAACGCCATGCTTTCTGGCCCGGTTACCCAGATGGTGAACATCACCTCCAACATTTTTAAGACCGGCCTGGCCCCGTCGGAATATATTCTGGGTGGCTTGATGCAATCCGCCAAAGGCTTGGAGTCCGGCAAGCAATCCATCCGGCAAGGACTGAGCTTGTACCGGGGACTTTGGGCGTCGATGGCGGACTCGTGGAGAATGGCCGGTTCAGCCATTAAGAATAGACGAGGCGTGTTTCGGGGCGGTGATTTTTCCCAACTGGATGTCTTTGCCGAACTGGACAAGGCCGAGAACGTGGTCACCAATGCCCAAGATGCTTTGAAATTCGCCACGAAGGAAGACTTAAAGGCCAGCAGTGATCGAATCAGCCAGGCCATTGCGGATGGCGACACCGGTAAACTGACTTCGTATGTCTGGAATACAGGTCTTCGGACATTGGGCGCAGTGCTGGATATTCCCACCACGTTGCTGAACGGGGCGGATGAATTCTTTTTGAATATCAACGGGCGCGGCATGCTGTATTCGGAACTCACGGAACAGGGACTTAAAAACGGGCTGGAGCCTGGTAGCAAGGAACTCTCTCAATTTGTGGAAGAGAGTTTCCAGAAATATTTCAGCCAGAACGGGGCTTTGATTAAAGAAGATGAAATCGGACGACGAGTGTTTCAATACGCCACCGACTCCAACTTCTCCAAGGAAATGACGGGCGACACGATCTTTGGGCAAGTGGGCATGTTGCTCAAGAAAGGCTCGGAAGCGGATGGTTTTCTGGGCTTTGCCATGCAGAATATCTCCCCCTTTATCCGTACCCCGGTGAACCTGATTGAAGACGTGTTGAATCATGTGCCCGGCGTGAATGCGGTGCTGAATCAAGCGGTTCGAGACGACTTACGCGCCGGGGGCATGCGGCAGGCCCGGCGCATTGGTGAGATGGTGACCGGCTCCATGTTTCTGGCGACCGCTGCCGGTCTGGTTTCTCAAGGCTATATTACCGGTTCCGGGCCAACTAATCCCCAGCTCCGAAACCAGCTTAAGAAGTCAGGCTGGAAGCCGTATTCCATTCGCCTCCCGGATGCCAATTCTCCGGGTGGATACCGCTATTTTGAATTGGCCCGATTTGAACCGTATTCCACTTACTTCACGGTGCTAGCCGATTTTATGGAAGGACAACAGGCTGGTGCCCGTGGGGATACCAAGGAATTCTATTCCAAGCTGGTAGGCAGTGTTACCAGTAACCTCACCAGCCGGAAGTATCTGACCGGTTTAATTGATTTCATGGATCTCATTGGCGGGATGGCGTATGGCGATCTGGAATCCGTGGAGAAGTTCACCAACGATTTTGCCGGAAGCTTTGTACCGTCCATCTCCAAAACTGTCCGGGAAATGCAAGACCCGCTTTACCGGGATGCGCGTAACTTTGTGGATGCGATGCGAAACCGGACACCGTTCCTCTCTGAAAACGTACCGGTGCAATATGACTTCCGGGGTAAACCAACCCTCACACCCATCTTGAGTCTCTACACTCGTTCCGATATGGACGAGGTAGATGTAGAAGTTTTGAAGCTCTCCGAACTCGGCGGACAGGTGGATACCGTCTCTACCCGTGATCGGCGTTTCCTTAGCCAGTTTAAAGACAGTCAAGGCAAAACGGCGTATGAGCGTCTCAGCGAACTGATAGGCGAAGTGGGTTTGCTTTATTTCCGGGACGATATGGAAGGCAAGACGCTCACCGATACACTGAAAGAAGTCATCCAATCCGAAGACTACCAAGCAGCGTCCGATCCGTTCACGTCCCATGAATTCCAGGGCCAAGGCGGCAAGGTCTTCATGCTGCGGAATGAGATTGCCCGTTACCGGGATGCCGCAATGGAACAGCTTTTAATCGAAGGTTACAAAAACCCCAACGGGGAGGGGCTGGCCAAGGTGTTGGAGATCAAGAAGACCATTCCCAAGGTACAAAGCCAGGAAGACTTGCAACAGTTCCTGCAAGGGAACACCGGCGCTTCTGGTGATGTGGCTAACCCCGATACTTACAATCCGATTTTCCAATTTGGAGGTAATTGATGGCGCTATCTTCCGTGCAATACACGGCGGATGGGGTAACGGATACCTTCAACATTCCGTTTGGTTATCTCAGCAAAACAGATATTCAAGTTCGGGTGGATGGCATTCTGGATGGAAGCGTAACTTTCCCGACGGACGCCACGGTTAAAACATCTGCTATGCCCACCAATGGGGCGATTGTAGAAGTCAAACGGGTGACGCCAAACACCAACCGGGCCGTGGATTTTCAGGACGGCTCATTACTCAGTGAAGAAGACTTGGATCAATCGGCCCTGCAAAACTTTTACATCATGCAGGAACTCTATGACGATCTGGGCAGTAAATTGGGCCTCACCAGCACCAACGTCTTTGACGCCCAAAACAAGAAAATCATTAACCTGGCAACACCCACCGATCCCCAGGATGCCGCCAACAAGCAATACATTGATACGTCGCTGGGCGTATGGGCACCCAAAGACGCAACCTATCTGGCGCTTTCCTCCAATGGCAGTTTGACGGCTGAGAGAATTTTTACTGCCGGTACAGGGCTAACCGGTAATGACGGTGGCGCGGGGAGTCCTTATACGTTGTCTTTGAGTATCCCGGTTTCAACCGCCAATGGTGGGACAGGTCTGACTTCTATTGGCACCGCCAACCAAATGCTTGGCGTGAATAACGGGGCCACGGGTCTGGAATACAAAACCCTCACGGCAGGTAGTGGCATCAGTGTTTCTCATGGTGCTGGAACTGTCACGGTAAATTCCACCATCACGCAATACACCGACGAGATGGCACAAGATGCCGTGGGCGGCATACTCGGTGATACCGCAACCATTGACGCCACATATAACGATGCTGGCAATGCGATCACGTTGGATGTGAAAGACAACAGCATCTCCAACGCCAAGTTGCGGGATTCCAGTGGCCTTTCCATTCTGGGCCGCTATGCCAATTCCACTGGAGACCCAGCGGATATTACGGCAGGCAGTGATGGGGATGTTCTCCGGCGCTCCGGGACAACCCTGGGTTTTGGAACCATTCCCTCAACCAGCGTGACGGGGCTGGGTTCACTCTCGGCACAAAACACGGTAGGTACGTCCGATATTGATGATGATGCCGTGACCTTCGACAAGGTTCAGAATGTTTCGTCTCAAATTCTGTTGGGACGCTCCACCGCCGGTTCCGGTTCTATGGAGGAGATTAACCTGGGAACCGGCTTATCGTTGGATGCCGGGACGTTAAGCGCCACCGGCGGCGGGGGTGGTGGCGGTGCGCCAACGGACGCTACCTATATTACGCAGACACCCAGCGCCGGGTTATCGGATGAGCAGGCATTATCTGCTTTAGCCACCGGCCTTGTCACAGTCACGACGGGGACAGGTGTGTTGTCGAGCCTCACTGCGCCTTCGGGGGCGATTGTGGGAACAAGCGACACACAAACCCTGAGCAACAAGAAAATCAATCCCAGGGTGGTGGCCCTGACATCCGGCAGTACGGTCAATACGGATGCTTCGACCGGTGACTTGTTCACATTGACACTGGCCCACAATGCCACAATGGCCGCCCCAACTAATCCGACGGATGGCCAGATCATCACCTACCGGATTCAGGAGGATACGACGGGCGGATGGAATTTATCCTGGGATGCGATTTTTGGCATTCTCCGAATTGATGCCGTGGCCCAACTGCTGGCGTATTTTGGTGCGCCGGGTGCTGGCCTGACGGCTCAACCTTTTGTCTGGGACGATTCCAGTTCTATCAGTGACTTGTTGCAAGGGGCGGAGGCGGGAAGCATTTTGAACGTTTCTTTTCAATACAGCACCACCAGCGGCAAGTGGGAACAGATACAAGTTGACCGGGGCTGGATTGAAGAGGAGGGCAGTTATGCTGAAGGCACGGTCGCCGGAACCATTGAAGATTTATCGGATGACCATGATGACATCAGCCCCGGCCCTGGTACAGCCGATTGGAGCAACCCCAGCAATGCCCTCACCAGTAACGATACTTACGCCACGGTCAGCCTGACCAATGGAGAGATTTCCTATTGGTTGAAAGTCTCTGATTTTGATTTAGGCATGCCGCCGGATGGCACTGCTGTTTCTTGTACGCTTCGGTTGTTGCTAGAAATTGAAGCCAAGGCATCCGCTGCCGGGGATTACATGGTGATTGCCGCTCCCATGATGGATGCGCCATCTGACTATGTGGGGAACTACTCAAACCAAGCCTTTTATTACGACAGCGATTTCCCGGCCATGCTGCCACTCACCACATCTGATCAGACGTTTGAATTGGCGATGGGGTTATTTACATCCAATGCCTGGGCGACACAACCTGAATTCGGTGTTTCCTTCCAGATTGTGAATACCGCCGGTGTCGGCACCCAGACGATCTCGGTTGACCGGGTTCGCCTGAAAGCCACTTGGATTGATCCAGGCTAACAAGATTTTTAAACCAAATCACGAGGACACGCTATGAAAGACAATGACACGATCTTCCTTCATCTGGGACGGCTGGAAGGGAAAGTGGATGCGATTCTTTCCAACCAAACCCTGGCTGCCGAACAATTAAAAGACCATGACAAACGCATCGGAAAACTGGAACACCATCATTCATGGTTTCTGGGTGCTTCCGCCGTGGTGGCCAGTGTGGTGGCAACCGCCGTGGGATTTATCAAAGGGGGCCACTAATGGAAAAAGACCACAAAGAAGAACAGATGAACGCCCTCTATGAATTATTTCTAGCTGACTTACTGGCGCTTGTGAAGTCTGGAAAAGTGAAGGCCAGTGATCGGGCGGTGATTCGTCAGTTTTTGCGGGATCACGATATGGCCTCCAAACATCCCAAACCCAGCACTCTCGAAGCTTTGGTAGACAGATTGCCGCATTTTGGCGATGACGATCCCGATTAACGCCAATGAAAAAGCCAGTCCCCCAAAAAATCAAAAAAGACCCGTTGCTCGATTTTCGGGTCTTTTTGTTTGTCGTCTGGAAGTTCTTGGGACTACCTGAACCAACGCCCATCCAGTATGACATTGCTAACTGGCTGCAACAGATTTACCGGAAACGCGGCCCTCGCCGGGCCATTATCGAAGCTTTCCGGGGTGTGGGGAAAAGCTGGATTACGGTGGCTTTTGTTTGCTGGGCGCTGTATCTCAATCCTCAACTCAAGATTCTCGTGGTTTCGGCTTCCAAATTCCATGCCGATAACTTCACCACCTTTGCCATGCGCCTCATTATGGACATGCCGGGACTGGAACATCTCAAGCCACGGGGCGATCAACGAAACTCGAAAGTCAGTTTTGACGTTGGCCCGGCAACAGCCGATCTGGCACCCTCTGTTAAGTCCGTTGGGATCACCGGTCAGTTGGCAGGTTCACGGGCGGATCTGATTGTGGTGGATGACGTGGAGGTGCCGAACAATTCTGCCACCCAGATGATGCGGGAAAAGCTGGCCGAAGCGGTCAAGGAATTCGACGCTATCTTAAAACCCAACGGGATTGTGATTTATCTCGGTACGCCTCAAACCGAGATGAGTTTGTATAACGTCTTACCAGAACGGGGTTATACGCTTCGGATTTGGCCTGCCCGGTATCCGGTCAAAGACCTGGTGAAATATTACGGGGATAAGCTCTCTCCCAAGATCATGAAAAGCCTAGAGGCTGATCCCACGCTGGTCGGCTGCCCGACTGATCCCAAACGCTTTTCGGATTTTGATCTCATCGAGCGGGAAAACTCCTACGGACGTTCCGGCTTCCAGTTGCAATTCATGCTCAATACCCGCTTGAGCGACGCCGAACGCTATCCGCTGAAGCTCAGTGATTTGATTGTCCTGGATTGCAATGCGGAATTGGCTCCAGAGAAAGTCATCTGGGCCAGTTCGCCGGAACTGATTATCAATGAACTCCCTAACGTGGGCCTGGGCGGGGACAAGTATCACCGGCCAATGGCTGTTCAAGGCCAGTGGATTCCCTATACGGGATCTGTTATGGCCATTGACCCGTCCGGTCGAGGTAGTTCCGAAACCGCCTATGCCGTGGTGAAGATTCTCAATGGCCAATTGTTCTTGCTGGAATCCGGTGGCTTTCTGGGTGGCTATACCGAGGAAACCTTGGGCAAACTGGCGGAAATTGCCAAGCGTCAGAAGGTCAACCGAGTGCTTGTGGAAAGCAACTTCGGGGACGGCATGTTCACGCAGCTTCTCAAGCCTGTGATGGCAAGAGTTCATCCCGTGACCATCGAAGAGGTCAAGCACAGCGTCCAGAAGGAAAAGCGGATTATCGACACGCTGGAACCGGTTCTGAACCAGCACCGGCTCATTGTAGACCGGCGGCTGATTGAGCAGGATTATCTATCCACGCAAAGCCTGCCGTCCGAACAGTCCCTGAGATACCAATTGTTCTACCAGATGACCCGGATTACCAAGGAGCGCGGTGCCCTGGCCGAGTCTGACCGGTTGGATGTCCTGGCAATGGCCGTGGCCTATTGGGTGGAACAGATGGCCCGTGATGTGGATATGGCCATTGCAGATGAGAAGGAACGTCGCCTCAAGGATGCCTTGGAGAGTTTTATGGGGCATGTGTTTGGGCACCAGCAGAAACACGATACCTGGATGTAG